CATATGGATGGGATTAGGTATGCGATTTATTCTTTGCGGGGAGCAGAAGAGAGATTTGAGCCAATTTTAGACCAGTCTCGGAAATTATTTGACGAGAAAGGTTTTTATTAAATCCATGAAAAAGGATGTATCTGCTCAAAACCTGCTTCCCTTTGTTGAGCTAGAGGGAACGCTGAGGAGACTGCAATATGGTACTCTCTCTTTGCATTTTCAGGTTCACCGAGGAAAAATTGTTGGAGTTCAAGGAAATCAATTCCAACAAATTCGATTTAAGGAAAAAGAAAACTCGGCAGCAATTGCCGTAATTCTTGCTGAGGTAAAAGATGCTTACAGGAAAAAGAAATCAGGAAATCTAACTTTTACCGTTAAGTTTTCGGAAGGCGATATTAAGGTCTTGTATGTACAGAAAAACTACAAAAAGATATATACTTGACAAATGGTAGTCTTTTTGTTATTTTCTAGATGAAGGTCGAGAGTTTTCGACTCACACCGCCGAATAGGCGGTTTTTTTATTTGAAAATGGCAAGGAAAAAGAAAAAAACCTTTGCAGTTCGTTTTTCTTCTCCAGAAAAAGTTAGGGTTGAGGATTTACAGGGAGAATGGTCTCAGTCTGAAACTTCTCTTTCTTCTTTGCGGAGTACTTGGGATGAGAACGAAAGACTTTTTCTAAATTTAGAAGAGGGAGAGTTGGCTGAGGAAGCAGCTAAATCGCAAGTAAACGATGTTCACCTTTCTACTGCAGTAATTCAAAGAACGCAGAGGATTATGGCCCAACCGCCTTCGGGAAAAGTTCAAGCTTTAGATGAAAAGAACGATAAGGGCAAATCTCTTTTGATGGATTTTATTAGACGGTTTTACATCGAAAAGAACGCTAGGTCTCAATTTTCTTTTCTGACCAAATTAAAGCTATGGGTTATCTACTCTCAGGTTTATGGTTCAATGCCTGTTTTGGTTGATTATGTGGTTTCTAATGGGTATGTTGGACCAGATTTTTGGCTTATTCCAATTAGGCAGTGGTATCCCCAGCCAGGAGTATTCCAGGTAAATGAAATGGACTATTGTTTTATTGATAGTTTTGTTTCAAAAGACTGGATAGAGCAGCGGCCAAAAGCTACATGGAAAAACATTGATAAGCTTTTGTCTGCTATTAAAGACAAGCAGGGAAAAGCAAAAGAAAGTTATCCGCATCGTTCCTATGTTCAGCAAACTTGGGGCGGAGACGCCTACGGTGGTAAAGGAAAGTTTGCTCAAATTCTTTTAAGAACCAAATATGAAAGAGACAGGTGGATTACCTATGCTCCTGATTTTGTTGATGTAGGAATTTTGAGAGAAATTGAAAATCCTCATCAAAATGACGAATTGCCAATAATTATGAAGGAAACAATTCCGCTTTTGGACAGGTATGTTGGCTGGGGCGATGTGGAAAGGGGTGCTCCTTTACAAAAAGCGACCAACTCGTTGATAAATCTTTATATGGACAGCATCAAGTATTCTTTGTTTCCGCCAACAATAGTTAACCGCAACGGTGTTATTCCTTCTTCTTTAAATTGGAGCCCAGCTGTTTTTTGGTATGAGACTATTCCTAATTCGATTAGGCAGTTCCAGATTTCTCCAACAGGACAGGCAACTTTTAATAATGCTTTTGCCACGCTTGTTTCGATTTTAAACAATCTTTTGGGAACCACCGATTTATCAGCTATCAGAAATATAGAGCCAGCAATGGGTAAAACACCACAAGCTTTGAGAATGCAGGCTATTAGAGAGTCGGCGGCTGATAGTTGGGAAAGACAATCGTTGGAAGAAGCACTGGGACAGCTTTACGATAGGATGATTGATATTTTGGCAACCAAACAAGAAAAACCGATTGAACTGGATTTAATGAAGGGGGAAATAGAAAAAATAGAAGAGGTTTATCCAGATGTGGTTGAAATTTATGAAAGTGGAGAATTTGGCAAGGTGATAATCAAACCAGAGTCAATTAGAGGAAAATATAAGTTTTTTATGGACAGCGGTTCAACAGTGGTTAAAGATACTGCGTTAGAAAATGAGGCGCTTACAGGGGTAATGAGCGTTTTATTAAAGACACCAGTTTTAATTCAAGCGATGAGGGAGAAAGGAAAGGACATAGACTTGGCAGAGCTGGTTAGAAGGTGGCTTATGACCTCGGGAATTCAGGGAGCAGAAGAAATTATTAAAGATTTTAACCCCGAACAAATGGGACAGCCGAATGTGGCTGGAGAAGAACCTCAACAGCCAGAGGTTGATATTAATTCAATCCAAGACCCGATGATTAGACAGGCGGCTGAACAAATTTTTGGAGGAATGCAAAAATGAAAACAAAAACGCTTTTTGAAATTTTAAAAGAGGCAGGAAAGGAAGAGCTGACCAACAACAAAAAGGTTGACAAGGTTATAGGTGGGTTTGCTAATACCAACGAGTGGTTAGTTTTGAAAACGCAGGTGATTGAGCCTAAGATTAGGGCTTTGCTATTGCAGGCTGATGACTTAACAAAAGCAATGAAGGGAGAGGTAACTATTGAAGAATTGGGTATTAAGACCTTAGTTGCTAGAATATCTGCTGGTCATCTTCAAGATATAATTGACCGTGTGGAGACGACTGGAGAATGGTTGGAAAAAGAAAAGCAGAGAAAGGAGGCGAAGAAAAGGTGAAAGAACTCGGACTCTTTTTACAGGGTATAGCCCAATTAACAAGAGAAGGAGTAATTGCTAAAAAGTTGGCGGCATTTATTGCCAAAAAGGCTTTAAGAGAAGCAGGCTATATGCCAGTAACTGAGAAAAAAGAGAAAAAAAATGCCGTTTCGAAGTCGTAAACAACGAGAGTGGTTGAAAATTAATAGACCTGATATTTATCGAAGGTGGAAGGCTCGTTATGGTACAAAAATTAGACCAAGAACTACCAGAAGAAGAAGAACTCGAAGAAAGAGAAAGAAATAAAGGGACGCACCTTGAAATAAACAGAGACGAGCTGGAGTCGTTTGTTAAGAAGGGAATTGAAGGACATCAATGGGTTCAACAAGGACCATTTTTAGTTTGTAAGTCTTGTCCAATTAAACATGCTGTTTGGATTGGAATGAATAAAAAGCTGGTTGGAATTGATGAGGAAGGAAAGCCAATTTTTCAAAAGATTGGCAAGAGAGACTGAGTGTTTGGTCTTTTTTGCCAGTCTTTTGGCCAAAGGCTGGGTGGGGAGGTCGACCCTCCCACATTAAAATGGGTCAGAAGGAGGTGAAAAATGGGAAAACCCCAAGATTTGGCAGAAGAGGAGAAAAACCTCAACGTTGGGGAAGAAACCAGCGTGGATTCGCCATCCGAAGGGGAGGAAGAAATTTCCAAACCAAAAGCGGCTCCTGAAACAGGGAAGCTTTCTAAATCTGAAGGAGAGGTTGCTCCAAAGGAAGAGGAAGTCAAACCTGAAGTTCAGGAGAAAAAGAAGCCCACTCGAGCAGAGAAGCGTTTACAACAGCTTCTTGGCAAGCTGAAGGAGGCATCCAAGGTCGGGAGAGAAAGGGGAGATAAACAACCCCAAGCCGAAGCGGCTAGCGAAATTTTTGGCGTTGGAACAACTCCTCCTTGGCAGAAGGCAGAGCAATCTCCCTTTCAGCCAGGGCAAGAGGTTTCTCTTGACCAGCTTGAGGCAGAGTTAAACCGTCGGGCAGCAACAATGGCGGAGTTAAAAGCTCGACAGGTAGTTGAGCAAGAACGCCAGAGAGACCAACTTTTACAAGCCATCGAGAAGTATGCTGACGAGCTGGAACAGCTCCAGAAGGAGGTGCCAGATGAGTTGGACGAGAAATTGACGGAGCTAATAGTAGCCGTCAACTCTGACGAGAAAGGGCAGTTTGTGCCAAAGAAAAGCCCGCTTGAGATTTACGAAGCAATGAAAGCGGCTATGGAAAAGGCAAAAACACAAGGGCAGGTAGAAACTACTACCAAAATGGCTAAATCAATGGCCGAGGCAGCAGTTTCTCCAAGTGCTTCCACCAAAAAAAGGCTTTCCTCGGAAGAGGAAATCGCAAAAGCCTTAGAAAAAGGTGAGATTACGGCAGAGGAAGCAGAAGAGCTCTTGCCGAAAGTAGACTACGGATATTGAAAGGAGGTGAAAAATAGATGGCAACAACTTCAAAAACAACCAATTCTTAATGCGGCTATATGCTGGAAAACCCTAAAGCCAACATTACTAATTAGGTAAAAATATGGAGGATAAAACAATGGGCAATCAGCAGGAAAGACAGCACCTTAAAAAAATAGAAACTCAGTATCTTTATGGATGGCTTGCTGGCATGATAGATAGCGATGGCTGTTTACAGCTGGCGTTACAAAGATATAGAAAAAAGAAATTTCACTATCGGCCCCAGATAGTGTTTCACGGAACAAATATTGCTATGATGGAAACCATCCAAAGTATATTGAAGACAAAAAAAATAGGACATTATGTCCAAGACAGGTTTTATTCTGCACCTGAAAAAGGTGGTAAAAAAGTAAGGCGACCATATCGGAGAATAACGATTTATGGTTTCAAGCGCTGTCTTGCCTTTTTTGAAAAGATGGGAATACAACTCATCGGCAAGGCGAGACAACAAAAGATAATGCTTGACTATATTAGATATAGGCTTTCTCTTAAACGGGGTTCGCCAGTAACAGAAAAAGACACTGAGTTCTATTTAAAAATGAAAAAGGCAAACTCATTAAGTAAAGGGGCTGTATCCCCAGAGACTATACGCCGCAAGGGGTCAAGGGTAGTCGAGAACTACCACCCCTAAGATATAGTCCGCTCTTGCAGGAGACCGTAAGTTAACATAAAGGATTACGATAGGTTGTTTATTGACACCGCAAAACATTGGTTGGTTCATGAAGAGGGCGCACAGCAGAGACCTTTACCAAGAGGTGAGGGTAAAGTAGTGTATTTTACAAGATACACTTTAACTGAGGGGTCAAACCCGAACCCTGTTTCTCTGGTAGCTGCTAATGTCTCGGTAACTGTTTCTGAGTTTGGGAACTTTACCCAAATTTCAAAACTGCTTTCATTGACAGCAATTGACCCAAAGATGAAATCAGCAGTAGAGCTGTTTGGGCAAAACGCTGGAGAAAGCCGAGACCAACTAGTAAGAGACCATGCTCTTGTTGGTGGCACAGCACAGCTTGCAGGTGGCAAGGCATCTCTGTCGCTGGTAGCTATTACTGATACTTTGAGCGCTGATGAGATTCGAAAAGCAGTTCGGACCTTAAAGGCAAATAGGGCTCAAAGATATGATGATGGCTACTTTATTTGCAAGACAAATGTTTACTCTTCTTATGACCTTATGGGCGACTCAACTTGGGTTAACGCTCATACCTATAAAGACGGGGAAGAGTTGTACAGAGGAGAAATTGGTAAGCTGCATGGCGTCCGATTCCTTGAATCTACAAACGGGAAGGAAACAGCTAATGGTGGAGCAAGCAATGCTGATATCTGGCATTCTTTTGTCCATGGTAAAAATGCCATTGGTGTTACTGATTTAGAGGGAGATGAGAAGAAAATTTATGTTAAAACTCCTGGTTCACAAGACACCAGCAACCCATTGGACAGATACTACACTGTTGGTTGGGCAATGACTTTTGCTCCTAAACAGCTGGTTTCTGACTGGGTAGTAGAAATCAAGGCTGGTGCAACCGGACAGAGTTAAGAATAAGTAGGGGGGGGCTGGCCTCCTCCCCCCAAACCTATTTTGAGAATGGTTTTTATTAAATTTAAAACCACTAGAGATACAGATTTAGAGAAAATTGCTGGGGAGTCTCGGCGATATTGTCGTTCTAAAACAAGAGAAAAAATTTTGAATAGAATTTATCGTCAGTCAAAAGACCAACGGCTTGAGGATATTAGAAAAAAATTGATAGAAGCCCATAAAAAAAGAGACTTGGCCGAAGTAGAAAGGCTTGAGGCTATAATTTTGAAGGAGTTTCCAAATGAAAAATACTGGAAAAGATAAATTAAGAATTTTAGGTATTTTGACTCATTTTGGAGACAAAAGGAAAGGAATGCCTGCAGTTGATTGGTGGCGGGTAAAAAACCCTCTAGACCAACTTAAAAAACATGGACACTTTGTCAAGTATGTAAAAAAAGAGGTTATAGGCAATGAGGAGTTTTTGGAATTTGAAGATAAAAACTACGATATTATTTTTTCTTCCTATGTAGATGACCCCAAAACTTACGCTTACATAAGGGCAGTTTGTGAAATGTACGGCTGTCGACATATTATGGATATTGACGACAACCTTTTAGACATTGACGAGATGAATCCTGCCAGAGTTCACTACCACCCGCAGGGAAAACCTTTTAGAACGGTTATGACCTGTGTTTCTGATGTTGATATTTTGACAGTTACCACTCCTTGTTTAAAAAAAACCTACGCTCCAATGAGGATGGGGAAACCAACCGTGGTCTTACCGAACTATATTAATCCTGATGTTTACAAATATGACAAAAAGCTGGTTCCTGATAACGGCAAAGAGGTTATTATCAATTATTTCGGAAGCGCTACTCATTTAAACGATATGATTAAAACGCCGTTTATTTGGGCTTTAAGGCGGGTATTGAAAAAATACCCGTTTGTAAAGTTTGCTTGCATGGGAACTTTATTTGAGGAGCTTTACAACTATTTGCCCGAAAAACAAATAAAACCTCTGGAGGGAGCAAGACATTTTCCTTTATGGATAGCAAAATGGAAAAGAATGCCTGGTGATATTGGCGTTGCTCCTCTTTATCCTTCAATTTTTAATCGCTCCAAAAGCTCAATTAAGTATTATGAGTTTTCTTTAAGAGAAATACCCGGGGTTTATGCTTTTTGGGAGCCATATTTATGGGTAGTAAAAGAAGGAGCAACTGGGTTTTTCGCTCAAGACGAGGAAGAATGGGTTGAAAGGCTGTCTTTACTTATTGAAGATAAAAAAACCCGTCTACGGGTCGCTAATGACGCCAGAGAGCATGTTTTAAACAACTATACTATTCAAGACCATTGGAAAAAATGGGAAAAGCTGTTTTTAGAGGCAAGAAAAAAATGAGAAAGACAACTATTGCTATTTTACTTGATGCTTTTAGGTGGGATTATCTAAACCCAAAAGACACGCCGTTTTTGTGGAAGTTAAAGAATAAGGGGGTGTGGGTAAAAAAGCTGTTTAATCCTGGTGGTTATTGTGAGAGAAGCTGTTTTATGACTGGAGCAGGGCCACATATTACGGGAAACTTTTTTGCTTTTTCCTTAATGAAGCCTGGATACAAAAGAGCCTATTATGAGCCAGGTTTTAACATTCCCCCTAGTTTAAGAGTAAGACTTGCAATGACCGAGGATGCGACTCCCGACACTGAGCCTAATAGTTTTGGAGTTGAGAGCATTTGGGATAGATTTAGGAAAGAAGGCAAAACTTGGCAGTTTGAAGGCTGTTTGGCTTTGGGGATTGGTTCTTACAAGGGAAAAACTATTCATGGGTCAAGAGAGATTTTTATTATTGATGGACTAAGACAACACAAGGATTTTTATTACTTGCAGGTTTCAGAAACTGATATGCTGGCTCATTCATATGGAACTAATTCGGTTGTTTTTAGAAATGTTTTGTATTGGGCCGACAGAATAGTGGAAAGAATTTACAAGGCTGCTAAAAGAGAGTTTGATGAAGTTAATTTGCTTGTTTTTGGCGACCACGGAATGATGGACATAAAAGAAAAGGTTGATATTAGTTTTGATTTTCCAGGTTTTGAAGAAGGTTGGGATTATCTTTATCTTAAGTCTTCGGCAGCTATTCAGTTTTGGGTGTTTAACGAAAGAGTAATAAAAGAGATTTTTTCTCATCGCCAGTTGAATAAATATGGCAAGTTTATTTTCTCACCCAACCCAGCTCAGGGAGATATTGTCTGGCAGGCTAATCCTGGAGTTTTGGTTTCGCCTTGCCATTTCCATGGAGAAAGCGATGCTCCAGTAGCAATGCATGGCTATGGAATGCAACCCGCAGGTATGGATGAGTTTGTTGAGGAAATGTATGGTTTTGCTATTGTTGTTGACAATAAAAATAAGGGTATAATAAAAGAGGGAGACTTAAGGGATGTTTGTCCGACAATTTGCGATTTGGTAGGTGTTAAATATCCTGAAAAGAATGAAGGGAGGTCATTATGCAATATACACCAACAGTAGAAGGAGACAAAATTGTCCAAGCGGATATAGATAAAATTTTGAAAGCAGTTAAGGGAGAGAGATTTGAAA